TTATTATGTTGACGCACTCCCTCCATCATCATATCAAGAGCCTTATTACCTGCCTTCATTTCTTTTGCATATCGCCTATTCTCCATCTTAGTACGCTTGTCTTTATCCCATGCCGACAAGCATTGTAGAGTCATAAAGTCACCAGTTAAAACAATGTAATCAGGTTTTTTAGCTATGATAAAATTACTGATAATATTAAATCTTGTTAAACTTTGTGTATCGTTTATATGAGTATCACCAACCGTTAAAACTCTTATCATACTACCCTCCCTCCTTGTGGCAAATGCCGTTGAGTTCAATAGTTAGGCATCACAAGATACTGCGCCTATTTCTTCATCGATCTCAATTTGAACCCCATCAGCCATGATAATTTTATCTGATATCTGTTCAACATTATGGGCCTCAACATATAAAGCCCCCGTGTATTCCCATTCATTCTCAGAAAAGGTTACAGTCCATGTTTTCTTATCCATTTATATCTCCCTTTGCGATTTAGCGTTTTAGCTTAACTACCACCCAGGCTCGTAGTTAAGCCCCAGAAGCATTTTAGCTCTCTTTGATTTGCCATGCACCTTTTCATTAGCTATTCGTTGCAGGAACCTAATATCTTCAAAACAAGCATCCAAAGCTCTTACCGCAACGCTACACGGATGATCTTGAATATTATGCCCTCCTGTAGTGTCTTTCTCTGCGATCTCCAAAAGTAACTCTGTCAATTCCGCTTTGTTCATCATATCACCTCATTAATTAAAGTTTTTCGCCTAACCCCACATTGCGGGCGACACCTAATGGTGCGTCTGAATTTATTTATTATCCCATTAATAAGCACTCTCTCACAATCCTTATTAATAGTTTGATGGGGGCCGTTGTGTTTATAATATCTACAAGATAAAGCACTGGCAAGGAACCATTTCCCCAGAGGTGGCTTGTTGTCACCTTTCCCCATCAAAATTGTTATCTAAAAAGGTATTGGACAGTCTTCCTTTTCGCTAGGTGGGGTAGATTGAGAGCCACCAGCTTGACCTAACATAGTCATATTGTGAATGACAATAGTCTGCTTATACTTCTTCTCTCCATCCTTTTCCCATGACTCTGTTTTCTGCCTACCCTCTACATATACCTGAGAGCCTTTCTTTAGGTATTCACCGCATATCTCAGCAAGCTTCTCCCAGGCTACAATATTAAACCATTCAGCATCTTGTCCTTTTCTTTCTGTCACCGCTATAGAGAAATCAGCAACCGCCTTACCGTCTTTAGTAAAACGCATCTCAGGATCTCTTCCAAGGTTTCCAACCAATATTACCTTATTTACACCAGCCATTATTCCCTCCTTTATCGTTGCGCTTGACTATCACCGCCAAGCTCTGTTATTTCAATCTTACGTTTATCATACTCTGCCTTTATTTCATCCCTCTCCTTTCCTGTTGTATTCTCCCATGCCTCCTTAAATATGTGTTGAAGTTCAAATTCGTCTTTAGCTGCTCCCATTTCCTTTATGTAGTCTTTCTGAGCTTCCTTCTCCACATGCTCTTGTTTCTTGTCGTACAAAGCTAAACCAAATATGTCACCAAAGGTTCTTAATGCTCTCTTCATTGCATCGCTTACGGCTTCCTTGGTTGCCCCTTCATGGGCATCGGCAAGCATCTTTGCTATACCACTACCAAACCCTACATCCTCCCTAGTTATTCCCCCGACTTCCACCATTACCCTAGCAGTATATCCTATAACATGATTACCGTTATTATTCTTTTCCTCACTCACCTTCTCAAGAGTTATAATGCAATAACTCCAACCATCAGCACCAAAGGCCCTATTTGCCTCTCTAATGGCATGATGGCTTTCAATGTAGACTAGGTTAGTGCTACCCTTCTTTCGTGAGCTTATATGGCTCTCCTTGAGCTTCTCACCTAGTATTTCTATTGCTTCATCTCTCATCATCTACTCCTTTCTTGTGTTATAAGGGGTTATCAAGGGTTTATTTTAGAATATTTTCTTGTACCTCTTAGCCCCATAGATGCCGCAAGTTGATCCATAGCATCATGGAAGACTTTATTCCATCTTGCACTATATATCTCTGATTTTTCATCTTCTTTTCGTACCTTCCCAACTTGGCTATCTGCGATCTTTTTTGCACTCGGTATCAATTTATTTATCTTTTTTTCATAGTTCATCTTACTCTCCTTTATTTAGTGGTTATTTGAAATCCTCTCCAAAAGCGTTGCTTATAGCAATGACTAATTTATTAGCATCATCTCCCATAAACTTCCTATAGTCCTTCTTAACCGTGTCAGCTTCATCAATGATCTGGGTGAATGATATAAATTCTTCCTTTGTTTCCAGTGTAATTGTTACCGGTTTAAATGTTGGTTCTTGTGCAATCTTCATCTTACCCTCCATTATCTTATTAAGGTTGCGCAAATCCAGTTATTCTATGAATAGTTATCTTGCAAGGCATAGCCTTATCATCAGGAAACATTTTGGTGTCAGGAAACATTTTAGTGACTATAGAGGTTCTGTCATCTGTTATTTCATATTCACGTTTTAACCATTGTTTTTCAAAGTCAGTCTCAGGAATAATATTTAAACCCATTCCATCCAGTTCTATCTTCATTCTATTCTCCTTTAATTTAGACAATACTATTCTTTTAAGGGGTTAAGGGTGACTGCCCCTATATCTAAGCCTTTGAAACAATAACTATTAAAGCATGTAGAGAAAAAGTCGTTTATCCGGTATTGCTTTTTATTATAATGTGAGCCACCACACCGTGATCTGGACTTGCCAGAGATTATGTCACCCTTCCTTTCGGAAATACCGCTTATGGAATATTTTGCGTTTCTTCCAGTTCGCCCTTTTAAAACCCGACTTTGAATCCTTGTAACCCATATTCTCTTATCTACCTTTCGGCTATTAGGAAAAGACCCGTTGAAACCTAATATTCTATCCATAAAAAAACCCCTAATGCAGGCGGTTAAGGCGCTTACAAAAGGGGTTTCGAGTTTCAGCCTTTCGGCAAAAACATTTTCAACTCTCTTGACCAGTTCCTTAACAACCGTCAGTTTTGATATGTAATAGAGAGTATACATTTAATTTATATCCTTTGTCAAGTAAATAATGAAATTAAATTTAATCACTTTATTTCGCCAGTAAATACACTACCTGCAAGCTGTTTTGCTATTAGAGATATGGACTTAACCTTTAAGCCACTTCTTATATTGCGCTCTGCATAATCTCTAGCTGTTTCCTTACTACTCATTACAACATATAGTGGCTTAACTTTTTTGTGAGAAAACTTACTCCATACGCTATCGGCCTCAAGCGAAACCCTATATAAATAATCTTGCCCAAATTCTCTCATCTCACCCCTCCAACTCTTTTATTTTATTCCCAAACTCAAACCTGGCTATTGCTTCCGTCTTAGTAATATCTGTCCTGCTACCTTTGTCCGTTAGATTGTACTCCCAGACTGACATATCAAGGAAGCCTATAGTACCATATACCTTTACTAATATATTGTACTCACCGTCATTTGTGGCCCTCTTAGCCTCCCATATACCAGGAACTACTTTATCAAATGGGGTCATAGTTTCACGATTAGAGTAATGGCTATCACTCCTATCCAGAAAAAAGGCGTACACATTACTATGAAAAGTCCACCCATTGCCGCCAACATACATACTCCTAAAAACGCTGCCATGTCTTCAGCTTGCATCTTCAATTTACTTAGTTTCATTCCTCTCCCTCCATCATTCGTCTATCCTTTTCTTGCTCGTATAGCCAATCACCTCTATCACCATCATCCTGCATTTCTATATGGTGACATATTTCACACTTAAATCCGTATACCTCTAATTGATGACCGCATTTATCCTCGTCATGGATTCTTATGAGACATTCAGAGTCACCTTGGCAGCTTTCACACCCCACGGCCTGATCTTCGGGACAAGGTGTTTCGTCTATTATCTCGGCATATGGCCTTGGTTGAATATCCATTATTTACCCTTAGGAAACTTTCTGGTGTCAAATCCATTATCATATGGCACAAAACAGATTGAAACAGGATAGCCTAGATTATCATTCCCTGTAATAACTCTATATATCCAACCTCCTGGAACTCTAATCACATCGGTTACATTGTTAATACTCAACTCATCATGTAATGCCATGCTGTACAATTCCTTATTCATCATCCCTCCTTTTCTTCTTATCTTCCTTCTTATCCTTTGGCCTCGTATCTGACAACGCAGCACGATTGAAGAGGCTTTCAGTTAAATCTCCGAAGTCTAACGGCCTCTTATAACTATATGGTATTGGATTACCCATGTCTTTTTTGCTCGCCATTTTCAACCTCCTTGCAATATTAATTTGATTCTAAATATTCCTGCGCTCTTGATGTTAATATAAATTTCCATTCATATTTACCCATCATCAATGCTAGATTCTTCAAATAATCATTTCTAACAAGTTCCCAGTACTCTTCCATGTCTTCCTCTTCGCCTGTCATTGCCATCGGCCCATCTTGTTTAATGCTTTCTAATATTTTATGTTGATTGTAAGTTGGTTTCATTTATATCTCCTTAGTTTTAACTGGCGTTGTAAATGCTCTCTCTACTGTCCACCCTCTACGAAGTCTTGTGAGTAAAGTACTATAATCCATATTAAGTTCTTTTGCCCATTCTACTCCTATCATGCTTTTACCTTCAAATACTATCCGTTTATTACTTCTCTTGTTCTTTTCTTGTTGATCTTTCGTAGCCCATCTACAGTTAGCTGGTTCATAGTCTCCATCATTATTTATTCTATCTAAACTTCTATTCTCTGGACGTTCTCCCATATCATCAAAGAAGTTCTGAAAATCATTCCACCTATCACAGACATTAATTCCACGCCCCCCATAGTTATGATAATATGTATCATTTGGGTTAAAGCAGCGATCTCTCATTTTTTTCCATGACCTATAAGCCTTGGTTTTACATTTGCCATGAGTCAATCTAGTGGTCTTCCTTAAACAACCACATGACTTAGTTCGTCCATTGTTTAGATTGTCAGCAAGCACCCTTGTCTCATTACCGCAAATACAACGACATAACCATATAAGTTTATTATAATCACCTCTCCCTTCAAACCCAACAACAACTAAACGACCAAACGTTTTCCCTTTAAGTTCTTTTCTTTTTGGCATCATCTAACTCCTGCTTTATATGAGCTTCACAGCCATGTAATTTACACGTTGGCTCTTTAAAGAATATTGGTGGATTATCACCTAATACAAAACCTTTACCAAATTTATTCTCAGATTGCCCACATATACAACCTTGCCGGATAGCTTCATCTGATCCAGGGCTATCCATCTTGCGCCTCCTGGTTTAATTCCTGTTCTTCGTACTCTGCCGTACAGATAGAATAATTAAGGCATGAGCGACACACGTTACTATTATCATAATATTGTACTGCTACTGGAACCTCAATTCTGGCGCCATATTTCTTGCAAGCTATCATTTCCATCTAAGCCCCCTTTATGACGCAACTTATACAAGCTTGCTCTGCCGCTATCATTAATTTAAGATCACGCTCTAAATATTCCATTATTCTTTCTGGTGTGAATAGAGACTCTTCCCCCTCTTCCGTTCCTAGGTGAGTATATAATACTTGGTAGGTATTGCGTATATCATGGAATACCTTTGATACTGTTGGATTAATTGTATTCAATGGAGCCTCCTAATTAACAAGAAATTCATAATCATATGATTCGCAACATTCTAATAAGTCTCTCAAGGTTTTATGATAGCCTACTGCGCCCCTCTCGCCACCTAATGCTAAAAACCAACCTTTATCCTCATCTTTCACAACCATCCCTATAAACTCACCATCTTCTTTAGCAAATATAGGCTGAGTCTGCACTACCTCACTTAACATGAGCGTTTCTCTATTGCTATTATCTAATATTATTCTTTTCATCTTACCCCTCCTTAAACTATCCTTAATTCGTAATTGTAATACTCTGTTAATTTAAGTATCGTTTCAAGCTTCGGATTACCCTTGTTCTTTTCTATTGAGCTTATAGTATGCTCCATTACACCCGTTGCCTCAGATACTTCTCTAATGGTTATCCCTTCACCACCATCAATATTTTCAACTCCTCGTCTTGCTATCAACAACTGTGTACCTATTTTTAATGGTCTTTGCATACATTCTCCTTTCTTAGTTTTTTATTACTAGAAAACCTCTCAGCCCCATTGCTGTGCCATTGCATCGGCTATTCCTTGATAAGTAAGTGATCTTAATTTGCTCCTATCTTTACTCGGCGGCATCTTATGTATTCTATCTGCCCTCCCTTCCACTATATTAGTTGGTTGTAGTTGTGGCAATCCTCTTGTCCATAAACCTGTTTTTTTAGTCTCACCGTGCCCGAATTGCCAAGGCTGTATATAGTATGGTTTGGGAAGTTTACTCTTAGTCGATAAAACACCTACTGGATTTTCTATACATAACTTATCAACCTTTAAATACCATATTCTCTCAACGAATTTAACAGCATCTTCTCTTTCTTTTGTTCCAGCATACCATCTATTCCCAGAAACCGCTAAATGAGTACATGGTGGATGAGCTATAACTAAATCCCAATCATAATTATATGCAATATCCCACAAATCTCCCTTGAAATGCTTACCAGAACTTTCAGATGATAATAAATCACAACTAACAGCATCATGCCCTTTTTCAGCAAAGGCATTTCTTACTATCCCACTATATTCACAAGCTACTAAGATCTTCAATTTAATTCCTCAACTAAGTAAAATTTATTAGCTGCAACCTTAACAGCATCTCTCGACCATGTAGGCCTATGCTTTTCGCACATATTTAATCTTTGCTTTTTACCTACAGTTTGAACCAAGGTCATTGATGCTTTTTCTTTGCATCCACATGCTTCACATTGTTCCATCTTCCCTCTCCCTTGCTTAAGTTTTGTTGCTTATGATTCTAACTATAGCAAGGCATAAAACTATTGTCAAGGGTTATTCCTAGTTATGTGTGTTTTTATTTAGAAACAAAAAAAGCCGCTACCCAATTAAGGATAACGGCAAGGAGGGAGAGTCCTATGAAATTACTTTTTGAGTGCGTTCTTTACGCCACCTACGATAGCAGGAATACTATTCTTTAATGCAGAGAAGCCCCATACACCACCTATCATAGCGGCAAAGAGTTGTATATACCATTCAGGCATCGAAGCCAAGGCAACGTCAAAATAATCCTTTACACCGGCAGGGTCAAATAAAGCCCATATAAACGGGCCAGCAAACATACCAAAACTAATACGCCTTAACCACTTGTCCTTGTCCTCAAGGTTAGCCATTTCCCAATCATGGTTATTAGAACTGGTATCCCTGAGAAGTCTAGCCTTATTTTCAGCTACGGCATTTTTAATATCTAAAGTTTTCTTTTTAAGCTCAACCCTACCTTTATTCCATTCACTAACACCATCTATAATCGGCCCTGCTAACCATTGAATTGGATTCATAATTATTCCTCAGTTAAGTTTTCAAGATCTATTTCCGCATCTATACAGAAATCAGTAGTAAATTGGTCGGGAGCATTTCCATACTCTGCACCATATCTTGTCTTACATTCATACACAATCTGCCGGAGTTCCTTTTTCTTGGCCTTGTCTTTATCACTCAAATACATAGTAACATGAGCTTGAAAGGCTTTCTCTTTAGCAAAGGTTTTATAGAATCCAGTTATGCCACCTGTTACAAAGGAAGCAATGGTTATTAAGTATATTATTATCTTAAGTTTCATATCTACTTCACTCCACTTCATAATTGCTATAGTCTCCATCTTTAAATAACAAAGCCTGTTGGTTAGGTTTATCCAATCTCGGCAAACTAATATGTATCCACTTAGCCGTTCCTTTTTCCTCATAGATACATTGACCAAAATTCAGACTAACTAATATCCATAAATAAACGTCCCATAAATCAGCATCAGGCGTTCTAATATCAGCAGCCTCACCCTTGCAATGCTGTGAGGTTAAACTACCCCCTATGGCTAAATTTACGGCTTCAGACCTATATCCTGAGTTAACATCTACCCTGCCAAACTCATTCCTAATAGGTTGCAATAAGTAGTTGGCTGTATACAATAATTTCTCTTTATGTATACCAGGAGGAACGTTGGAACCACTTGTACTTGTTACGGTTAATTCATCAAGTGTAAAATTAGCTGATAGCTTCAATTACTACCTCCTCCTGATCTTGGCAATATTAGTCTGCATCTGACCCATTTGAGCAGTTAATTTATCCATATCAGTTCTTATGTGGCCTATATTATTATTGCTAAGATCTTGCGACCTTTGAAGCAACATAACTATCTCGGTAAGCTTATCTACCTTGGCTGTGTATTCATCCTGCTTAACCATCATAGCATTGGTTTGTGTATAGAAAATACCGATAGCAAATGCTATAGTTGCAGTAACGGTAAAAGCTTTCACGGCTACATGATCCTTTACTTTAACCATCATCCCCATTAAAAAAGGTGTTGCTATTGGATCTACTATCATCTTTTCAGGTGACATTATGACCTCAACTTTCTAGGCCCACCATTGGCCTTTCTACCATCTGTATTGCTTGGCCCACTCTTCTTCGGCTTTTTTGGCTTTTCTTTTGTCGTGCTGTCATTACTGAATTTTATTATTATCTTAGTTGGCTTCTTTGGCATTACAATCTCCTTATGGCTCTAATGTTATCATTACCCATCCCCTCGAAAATGAGGCCGTTTCTGTCCCTGCAAAAGTCTCTGCTGCATAAGTAGCAGTAATTACTATTTCATCAGTAGTAAAGCTAATTATAGTATAAGTAGCATCATAATTAGTAGTTCCTGCAATGGTTGTTACGTCACCAGCCTTAAAACTATGTGCCGTAATAGGTATTCCAACAAGACCAGCCCCCTTATCTACAGCATCGTCATTATCAAGATTGAATTCTACTAAATCAAAGCTAGTACCATCAAATATGCTGCTTGTTTTCCTATCTATATTTAAACTTCCATCTGAGCCTATCTGCCTCATCATTAAATCTATAGTCTCAGTTCCATAATATCCAGCAGTTATATTATAAAAAGCAGTAGTAGCAGTGTCTGACCTAACTACTCCACTCATTCCCCTTACTTTGGCTAATTGTGCAGCACTGAATCCAGTTGCAATAGTTGCCTGTGCACTTGCGTTCATATCCCAAGCGCCTATATTGAATATAAACGGCCCTGCCTTTGCATCTACATATGCCTTGGTGCTTTGTTGTGTCGGTACTAAAACCGCACTATCTGAAGCCATACTGTCCTCATCTATAGCAGCATACATATCAACGCCATTATGCTTAATATTAGTTGCAAGGAAATCAATAGTATCAACAGTAGTTCCCGTTCTATCTACCGTAAAGATACTACCAAAAGTATCCCTAACATCATTGGCTACCCTAAAGATAAACTGTTCCGCAATGGCTACAAGTTGCCATAATCTATTATCGGAAGGAGCGTCATTTTCCTCTAGTTCGTAGGTAGGTGTATCAGCTTTAACCGCTAACCTGTCTGTAAATGTCTTAACTCCTGCTATGGTTTGGTTTCCTGTTAGTAATACAGTAGAGGAAGAATCAGCCGCAGCCTCTATCTCTGCTGGGTAATCAGGTTGTGTTACATCGTTTGCATCATCGAGCTTTACGCTATAAGCACCACTTAGGAATATATCCCCAAATTGGCCTTGACTATCAGCTATAACAGGATTAGCGTTAGGGGTAGTTAATGCCTCATCCGAATATGTATCTTTAGGCGTTACCGTTCCCGATTCATAAAAATACATCTGAGCACCAGGTAGGGGATGCCCGTTTAGATCATATACTGATTGATATGGTAAAATTAGTCTAGCCATTTCTTATCTCCTTTGTGATTCGATTGCGCCAGGTGCTGCTACTGTTCCAGCTTCACCTAATGATTGAAGAACTCTTCTACCTTGCGCTATTTCTGCCGCCTCGCGCATAAAAGCATTTTTAGATATGCCTAGCTGGTCTATAGCAATGTCGGGCCTTAAAAGCAATTCTGATAGCTCTGTAGCGGATCTTTGAGCCTTTGGTACTTTAGCAAGATAAACCCTAGCTATATCGTTAGCATTATCTCCCGACCTTATAATTGCATCGGCAAAGTCTGCCCCTTTCCTTGTAAGCTTCTGAGCTAACTTTCTTGACACTTGACCTATTGTTGGCAAAAGAACTGCACCAGGCGCACCTAGTAATTTAGCCCCTGCTGTAGTAGATATTGAGCCACCTATAATATTAGTTGCCAATCCTTCACTGAATCCAAAACGGCCTATTAATTTTGAGATGTTAGCCCCTGTTGTACCCTGCACTACTTCTTTCATAGCTTCAAGTTCTTTAGGCTTAAAGAATCTTCTTTGCTTTTTGTTTCTTAATACTCTCTTAAACTCATCCCTTAAACCATTTTCAAAACCGCTCTTAGCAGTTCCGGCACGCTCAAAGGCTTCTTCTATTAGCTCTGACCTCTTAGCCCTACCCCATAAATCTTGAGCAGCTTTATATTTAGGCATGATCTCGGAAGGCTTAACTGTTCCTTTTGTAAAGTTGGCTGGGTTTGCATCAGCTAAATAATCGTCAATAGTATCGGTTATAACACCAATCAACCTTATGTCATTAGGTTTCGAAACTCCAGTTATTGTGCCTTGCGCTGCCTGTCTCAAGCTATCTATGTCTGATAAAGACTGAGCATTGCCTAATTCACTCTTAAACTCTCTTAATACAGAATCAGTTTCCTTTGCCAGTCTAGGCTTAAACTTAGCTTCCTTTAAGCTTGTTTCTATTTCACCAACTAAATTATCAAAGGCTTTCGGTTTAATCTGCACTCCTGATTCATCTAATTCTTTATAGATAGCCCTAGAAGTATCTTTAAGTAATTGCCTATCTGGTGCTGCCTCTACAACTGCTTTTTTGATTGCCCTATTTTTAGCTAATGCCTTTGTTCTGGCTGCGCCCTTGATAACCCCTTTAGTACTAGCAAACCCTATTGCCTCGATAATTGCCGTTGGGATAGTTGCTGCCGCTGCCGCTAATGCAGGACTTCCTGTTGCCTCAAAAGTCTCATCACCTAAGAATGTTTCAGCGGCTTGTAATGCTTCACCTACTGGAGCTAGAACACCGCCTACAGTCTTTAGGGCTTCTTGTCCGGCCTCAGTTCTAGGTTGAAAAGTTAAAGCTTCTCTAGTGGCTGCAACTGTCTCTGCTCCCCTCTGTACTGCGGCTTCTGGACTTGGTGCAAATGCCGCCCTAGCAAGACCAGCCAAACCAGCTATAGGCTCTGCTATTGCTCCCGAAACTAATGTACCTAGAGGCTCAACTACTGCTGCACCTGGGAAACTTGGTTGAGCTGCTACAGGTTGTTGTGCTTGGCCCCTTAACTGCTCAAGTTCCTGTCTAGGTGTTAATTGAGCTACCTGTTGTGGCCCTTGCTGTGCAGCCATAGCCCTTAATCTGTTAAGTTCTTCTCTAGCGGTTGGCATTATTGAAACCTCGCTCTCAATTCCTCTAATTCGGCCTGTTCTTGTGCACTTAAATCACTTTCTTCTGCTTCTAAAGTAAACGCTAAGGCATCTTCTATCTCTTTAGCCGAGTCGATATCACCAGACTTTATCGCAGCCCTTATGCCTCTTTGAGCAGCCCTTTTAACTAGTTTCATAGTTTGGTTGATTAGTCTTTTGTTTCCTGCTGTAGATTTTCCATAGTTGGCTTCTATTTCCTGTAAACTCTTTCCCTCTTCAGCAGTAAACGCTGCACCAAAAGTAGTTCTTAATTGAGAAAGTACCGCCTTTCCCATTCTGTTAGAAAGTTCAGCCTCGTTAGCACTCTCTACACCGAAAAACCTTTTAGCCTTCAAAGCAGCATTACTAAAGCCACCTGTTGCAATACCATCTAAAAGGTCTTTCGCTCTTCTAAGGTTACCAAATCCATCAGCAGCAATAATGCCTTCATTTATAGCTTTTTGTCTCCTTGCGCCAATTCCCCTTCCTGTCACTTTAGCAATTTCTTCCTCTTCTGTTACTGCAAGATCAGCGGCCCTTTCCTCTTCTTTAGTCTCTCTTGATATTTCAAAACCTTCTGGTATAGCTGCTTGCTCAAGTCTTGATTTGCCAGTTTTAGGATCAAACACAGGATTTACAAGTATCTTTTCTTTTGTTTTAGGATTAACTAATGTTACAGGCTGGAAAGCTTTTTCTGCTCCACCTGCTCCTGCACCCCTGGCTGATACTTGTTCACGTTGTAAAGCACTTAAAGCTGCTGCCTTTAGACTCATTAGGGATGATTTAACTTGTTGTGGTGGCAAGTCCTTCAATGCCAATATTTCTGAAGCATCCTCCCCTTTAGATGAAACTCTCAACGCTTCTTTATCAATCAAGAATTGCAATGTTGCATCGTCAGGAGCATCTAAGGCAACATCAGCAAAGGCCGCAGCATCTTCTTTTTGTGCCTGAGTAAAAACTTTAGCTGCATCAAGTATCTGCTTACCTGCTATCGGATCATCTGCAATAGCTCTATTTACAGCTTGCTCTTGTGTTTCCTCTGCTGGTGCTTCAGCGGGAACACCTAATGCCCTTTGTCTAGTAGCCAGTTGTCCTGCCTCCTGTTCTGCCGTTAATTGTGCTAACCTCTGCTTATTTTGTTCTTCTCTAGTGAGCATACCTTGACGTTGTATCTCACCCCTACTTGCCAACCCTTGCTGTATGCCTTGCAATATAGAAGGAGCTTGAAATTGTTGTGCTGTTACTAATGCCATTTTATCCTCCTATGCTTGGAACTGTTGAGGTTGATTTAAAGTAGTTTGTTGCTGTGGCTGTTGTTGTGTTGTGGTCGGTTGTTGCTGATTAAATAGACCACTTTGAGCCGCTATCCCTCCTAATTGCGATAGAGTTTGCTGTTGAGCTTGAGACTGTCCTAATATGCCTGAAGCCCTAGCCGCCCCTGCCTGTTGCTGTAATTGCCCTATTTGCCCCGCTGCTTGCTGCCCGAATTGACCTAAATTAGTAGCCGCTGTTTGTGCAGTACCTGATATAGAAGCAAGTCTGTTGAATTGATTAGATAGGTCTGTTTGCGCTCTCCCAAAAGCTTGTTCCTGCAAGGCACTTCTTATATTGCCACCACCTAGCCCACCAATGGCAGACGCATTTCTCAATAAAGCCCTCTCTTGCTGATCCCTTAAAAATTGCTGCCCTGGAGATTGAGCAAATGCTGCAAAAGCTTGTTGCTGTTCTGCTTGTCCACCTAATCCAGTTAAAGCTGCTTGTTGTTGTATAGCCGCTTGCCCTGGTGCTGCAAAGGGAGCAAGACGTGCTTCTTGTGCTTCTCTTGCTGCTACCTGTTCTGCTATTGCTGCCCTCGCTGACTTTGCTTGCTCACCCGCTGCCCTTCCAGCCTGCCTTGATGATTCAAGCCCTCCTGCTACCACTACTACTGCTGCTGCTACCTCTGCCATTTCTTAATACCTCCGCATAATAAATTGAGTATGCTTGAAATCTTGACGCTCCCAGAACCTTCTTTTTTCTGGATAGCATTGTATTTGTATAATATTTGCCCCTTGCTCATAAGAAAGGGCTTCCATTTTTCTAAACATTGTATCTGTCTCAACCCCTTCCCTATGTTCTGGCTTCATAAAAAGGTGCATACCGTAGCCGATAACTTTACCTGTAGCAGCATCATTGCTTAGGAATACATCACAAAATCCAATAGTTTCGCCATCCTTAATAGCCGATACAACTATAAATTTATCTGTTTCCTGTAAAGACTTCATTTGCTCAATAAACCAATCTCTATTAGGGTCTTCACCATATTTAAGTTCTTTGACCATATCAAGCCATAAGTCAACATAAGTATTTACATCAGGATTTATAATATACTCAGTCATTTATATAGGTTAAAATTAACCATCCCCTGTTGTAAGAAGTTGAATCATAATCAGTATGATCGAACTTGCCGCCCGTTAATCTAACTATGTTTACATTGGTTGCGTCTATTTCACCTACATATCCTTGTGGGGTAGTGTCAGTAGCATCAACACCTGTATCAATAGGAAACTTAGAAGTATTAGCATCATTCCTTATAAGAACTTCAGCGGATATAATGTCATTAGCCTCTAGCCCATGAGCTACATCTATATCAGTAGTGGCGTTCATATCCCAATCACCAAGATCTATTATCTCGGTTCTTTTCTGATTAACTAATTCGGCATTTAATTCTAGGTATTCTGTAAACCTTCGGGTTGCCCTCCCTTCTGGGTCTACAATATTCTCACCCCTCCTAGGCGCTATTAGTAATATAAAAGCCATTAATTATATCCCTCTTCCAGAGTACCTTCCATCTTGAGTATATTGGCCTTTACGGGGTCTGAATTAGTAAACCTTACTACCCTATTAAAAGGCACTCTACCTAGCCTTCTCCACACCACACGCTTGTTATACTCACCTATTTTACCAAAGGATCTAGCCCTTTCTGCTGAGAATGTCCTTCCCCCATCATCGCTATAGCTCATTCTTATTTGTGGATCTGAACCTTGACCACTTGTTAGCCCTGTTCCTGTTTCCATAAATAATTCATTCTCTGACCAATACTGAGAGCTACCATCTATCATGTAAGGTTGTGAAGTTCTTTCCTGGTAGATAGTCTCACCATATTCAGTAAAAACATCATCAAGTTTACCCATTCTTCCGTCTTCTGTATCGGTACAGAGTATTTCACCATAAGCCTGAACGATTGCGCTCACTCTCCACTTATTATCATCAATGCCACTCTGCATCTGAAACCATCTTTTAGAAGTTCCGTTATAACAAAAGGTCACATCTGGGATAGTGTCTGATTCAAAGGTAAAGGCAACTATAAATTGCCCATTGACAGTGAAGGTATAGGAAAAGGCTAAAGCTATTTCATCTTCTGTAAACTTTTGTATTGCATGATCTATAGCGTCAGTAGATATCTTAACGGCCGTTTGACTACTTACTACTCGCCATATAGCCGCCTTTTCATTTACACCGCCACCTATAAACATAAATGTATTATCAAATTCAACTGGAGAGAATTTAGCGTAACAGCCCTTCTGTATATTAGCGCCCTGTATACGTTGAAAAGGAAAACCAGATCCACCTATATTCTGGAAAACTTCTATAGTCTCTTCACCTAGTATAAACAATTCATTATGATTAACATGACCTGCTATGATTCTATCAGGGTTAATCTCTGCTGTGCCAAAGTCTAAAGCATCAAAGGTAAGTGGATCATTCAAAGCTGAATTAAAGAATACACTTCCATCTGAGGCAGTATAGACATAATAACCATCTTTAAAAACTACGGTATCTGAGGCTATATAGTCAGGGTCAGTAACTTGCGTTATATTTGATGTTCCACTATCGAACTGATAAGCGTTGCCACCAGGAACTACAATAGCCAACTTAGTTCCATTACTTGCCATTGATACTCTACCTGTTCCTGTTATAGCTCCATAGTTGGTATATGCTCCGGCTGAATCAAAAGAATACAAAGCTGTACCATTGACTACATAAGGAATACCGCCCATTACTATAGCACCCCTGTTTGACGCATCACCTGTGGTACCAAAGGCAGTTAAGGACTGAGGCGTTATTAATGCCCCTTGGCTCAATGCCTCCCCTTCTGCTATCTGAGGTATCCAGTTAATGCAGTTCTGGTGAGACATAGGAATAGATTGATTCTCGTAAAATCCACCAAATATGTTAAGTGGTAATTGTGGCATTAAGCAGCCCCCGTATCATACCAAAATAAGTTATGCAATATGTCAGCAGTACCACCGCCATTGTTTGTAGTTCTTATAAGATAATCTCTGGCACTTGCGCCATCAGGAGCCATTACAAATTCTGGAACCGCCATATCTTGAGTTCCTGTAGCCTTGTTTTCCCCTAGCATAGCACCTTGCCCCTTGTATTCCCCTAGGTCTGTTATTGTAGGGCCAGTAAACAGCAATAACCCTGATGTCTTAACTATGGCATCATTAGTAGAGGCTATCTGCGTATCAGGCGTTCCATCTGCTGAGGCTGTCACACCACTATAAAGCAAAACATCAACATCAAGCGTCAATGTGTTAGCCTTTGCTTTAGCATTGAATCTAAAATGAATTTGTCTGGTTGCATCTCCAGCAGGAACCCTAAGCAGCATATCAATGGTAGCTTCTGACGCTAGCCCGTTATGTCTCTCACTATGTATAAATACGTTACCTTCATGGCCTAAGTGGTGAAAAGTACTTGTAGTAGGCATACTCTTAACAAGTGGATCTATTTCTATTCCATCTCTTCTAGGGCACCAACCAGCACCACTCCATTCATAAACTAAGCCTGTATCACTTTCAATTATTAATTGCCCTATAAAAGCACCTATGGGCTTAGTATCAGTTGATACAATAACTTTTGCATATTTATCAGAACCTTTGGTTGGTGAATCGCCTATACTCATGTTATCTCCTTATGTATGCTCTTCTATGCAAAGTTTATCTGTAAACATTTGATGTGAACCAGTACCATCACTTGTATGTAGAAATCTAACTATAGACTCACCAGAACTAACATATGGACTTGAATCTACGGGGTAAGGCCATTCTCTAAATATATCTGTCGTAGTAATAGGTATATCGGAAGTTCCTGCCCTAATATCATCGAAACCGTCTACATAGCCTGTAGCAGTCACCCAGGCATCCCCACCGCTTCCCTCTTGTGACCAATAGGCTTCCCAATCAACACCAGTTCCAGGTTCGGTAGCTGCACCAGAAGTATGGCTTCGGATACATTTATAATTGGTGGCACTATGCGTCACATTGTCTATAGTGGTTTCATAGTTTCTTATCATCACTTCTACTTCGTGAACATTTCCACCATCATAGAAGCCCCAAAAACAAACAGCTTCAGGATTGACAATACCACTAAACACAAAATCAATAATAAATCCTGTATCTCCCGTTATTTCTTGAACATCTATATAGTTTGCATCGGCATAATGGAGAGTTGCAACTGCTCCACCATTTAATGTTCCTAAAACTACATCTACAGAGTCAGGGAACTTAAAAGGGCTTGTATCAACACCAGTATTATCTATCTCAACCATGCTTAATCCTTTTCATTGAAATATTGAGGTTGTATAGTTGCATCAGTAGTAACCCGAATAGCCTTAAAGTTCTCTACATCATGTTGCTCTGAAATAGTGACAACCGCCCCCACTTTAGCAGGTGTTCCAATGGATGCAGTCGGGGTACCCCCGTCCACCCTAAACCTTATATCGGCACTCTCTACAACAAATACAGCCTTATATGGCTTATCTCTACCATTGGGAGGGTTTGTAGTGGCGCTCGTAAAGCCTATTGCTGTGTTGCTAACCGTTATTGATTCTGTTGCGTATGCTCCCATAATTACCTCTTAAAATTAATAATGTCCTGCATCGAAAAAGAAAGGGAACCCAGAAATAACACCACCTTCCTGTAAGTCCAAATTTTCCGACTCCCCTGATACGACCCCAGTTGTTGCATTGTTTAAACTTATTGCCCCATAGATATATTGAAAATCCTTTTTAGATGAATGAAGGGCAACTGTTAATGTTTCAACCAAAACTGTCCTAGCTATATCGGAAAATATCTCACATTTTAATTGTCCGTAAGTTCCGATTGATTCATCCCTGCTAATTATAAAATAATAATAAGTATTAAACGAAAGCGCCAACGATGAATCTGTATATAAAGTTCCACCATCACATTCAATTAATCTTATACTAGAAGCGGTAGTTACCCAATAAAGACCTAAGAAATCTTTATTCCCTGCAAACTGCCCCCACCAATCATCCACCACATTAGCTAAATGCCAGAAGTGCATAGTATAGTTTGTTGGTCCAGAAACTACTTTAGAGTCTACTAAGTGGTCAAAATTTCCATCAAAATGACCAACTCCTTTATCATCATATACATAAGCATCGACATCTCTAGGCAATAAAGTAGTTACTATCTTAGGAGCAGTAACGGTAAAGTTGCCCCCAGGGTCTACTTCTGTATAAGTTGTAAAATTTTCAAGCCCCATTATGAGATATCACTGTCTAAGTTTGGAGAGAACCTAGTGCTTTTACTCAAGGACTGCTTTAATACTCCTTCAGACTCCAATAGAACTCTAGTCTTGACTTCGTACCTTATTTTCAAATATTCTTCCCACTTTGACTTGCTTAGTTTTCCTTCTTGGTAGGGGAATAATATCTGGGTATCTGCCCTAAGTTTCTGGTATTGTGTCAAGGTAAGACCTTCTGTATACCATCTTCCCATGATATTACGTTCTAATCTGAATAGCTCCATAGCTCTTTCAATCCAAGCCATTTTTGCACCTAATGTAGTACACAATAAAGGATATTTAATCATAATCTTACATCGCCCCTACTATTAAACCGTTGTATAGTAAATTGCATAGCTTATGTCTTCAGCTACACTGTTAGCTATCACCACATCTTCACCTAATGCCCCTTCTATATAATTACTAGATAGTGGTAGCATCCAATGAACACCGCCCACTATTGCATTACGCATCTTAACTATCTTTTGAGTACTACCTACATCTATAGTGATATCACCTGTCAATGTAGCGTCTGCCGAGATAGATACCCCATAAACTCTTACCTTGTCTCCTGCCGCTATAGTGACTGCTGTTGTATCACCAGAACTAGCCTTATCATCTACCGCTGTAGTCATGGAAACACCAGTAGTAGATGCCGAGCCGCCAGCCGCTATAAGCTGCCATGACAAGCCTGTCCATTCATATTTATCACCTGTATCTGTTTCTATTGCTATTTGTCCGACAAAGGCGCTAGGGGGCTTTGTAGCTGTTGATAAGCCAGCCCAAGCATATTCATCAGAACCTATTTTGGGAGCTTCACCTACACTCATTAGAAATTCCTCTTATTTTTTTCAGGAAAGAAAGTCTCATCATACCAATTATCATCTTCACATTGATTACCCGACCCCCTTGGAAGAGTGGAAGGCATATCAACATCACCTATAAATACATTGGCAGTTAACATATTATTGAAATTGGTTTTGAATGTTTCTGCTAAAGCCGGTGATACTGGCCTAGAGTATTCAGGAGCCATGAAGATAGCGAGGCCATCAATTACGGCTGCATTGGCACCCCTTGGTATCCTTACTTCGTCTGTAATGCCAGCAACAGGAGAGAAGCCAAGATTATAACCAGCTTCCTCCCAATTACTAAGCATATCATTTAATAAAGAAAGCCCGTCCTGGAGTTCGGCAGGTTCTAAGGAGGTTTCCGCTGCACGAATCCCCAGACGGGTGAGTGATCTAGTTATAATTTCTGTTGCTGTTGCCATATAAACCTCTAGTGTTCTGTTGGCCCATCAATTAACGATTGTACTTGCTTTTTCAATGTTTTTAGTTTCTGTCTTTTGTCTAGCTCTGCGCCAAAGTGTTCCCTGGCATATTCTTCTAGTTCGTGCTTATCCATTTCATTGATATTTAAAGCGCCATTAAGGGAGTTAACAACACCCTCTACGGTTTCACCAAGAGCTTGCACAGCCATAGCATCATCAGGATCAACGCCAAAATCAGGGAGCTTAATGAAAAATGCTGGCGAGTCCTTCCATCCTTTCTCTTCGTATGATTCAACTTCTTCACGCTCAATTATTATAGGCTCTTCTGTTTCGTGATATATCCATGTTCTACCCATTGTATTGCCTTTCTTTTAAAGTTTTGCCCCCGAAGGGGCGTTAGTTATACTTTTACTGCACCTACATCTGTTTGATTAGGCTTCCACCAGAATAGTTTATAAGTCTCTGAAGAAGCGTCAACTGCTCCAGCCGTGCTATTAACTACTGTTAGTATTAATGTATCTTTAGCACTAACCCTTGCATTACAAACTGCTATACCAGCGTCAAGGCTAGGCTTGTTTACAGCTACAAACATATCTGTAGTTAAGCCAGGAACTGTTGCTGTTTCCTCTTCTGTTGTGTTTGCGGCGACGCTTCCAAGGTCTATTACTACATCAGCAACCCCATAAGCATCTCCGTTTCTATCTGCTATACCGCCCATATTTACTCCTTCTAAAAAATAGGGCGCTGCGAAAGCCGCCCCTTTTAGGTTTACTTAGTTATACGACATGCAAAAGACCTATTCTGCACAATGACATCAAAGAGAATATCAAACCTGTATGATTGAGTCATACTTGTACCACTAAAGAACTTAGTAGTGGTGATTGATACATTCTTGTAGTTCTCTCTGCTCTGCTTAACACCGCTTCCTTCCTCGGCAACATCAAGAGGAACAAACGCTATAGTAATTGCGTTCCTGTGGAAAGCTAGGTTCTGCTTGTAGCTTGATCCTGCTGTACCAGACTTGAGAGTAACGGCAGCACCATCAGCAGGGGCAGCAGTTACAGTCTGATAAGGCCCACTTATAATCATAGGTGGCGCTATTACTAAAGTAAGAACGTCTGAAGTAGCTGTAGAAGCTATAGAGTCTTCAAGAACTGTGAAGGTCTGAAGATCACCAGTATCTTCTCTAGTCCTACGATTAACAGAGTTCACCCCTGCCAAAGTGAAGATGTCACCTTTCAGAAATGCTAATGCTGAAGAAGTTGAAGCAATACCATCAACATCCAAGGTCTGACTGTCAGTGTCTTTTGAGGCTAGATAGGTTACATTAATCGTACCAGCATCCTCGACAAGTATAGTACCTGTAGCGGCACCAACCGTGTGAGCTTTAAGGCTGTTTGATTCGTAGTTATCGAATCCTGCATATCTACCAAAGCTTGCTTCTTCAAGCGCTGTATTAGCAGTACCTTGAACGAATACACCCTTAAGACCGTTAGAAAGGCTTAGAGTTGTCTCTGCATCCCAGAAAGCGTTTCTATCACTATGAGGAACACCAAGCTTAGAAAGTTCAGCCTTTGCATTACCAATATCCAAAAAAGTGCTTGGAGTTGTGCCAGGAGTACCAACAAAGTTAGGTATCTCATAATAAACAGCCGCAATAGCAGATTCAACTACCTGTGCAAGCTCTTCCATTGCTGGCTTAATGTAACGCTCATTAGCGTCTTCAATCTTGAGAGAAAGATCCTCGTCTGTAATATCAAAACCTACATGTTGACGGTTATTGATAGTAGCAGTTACCGTACCTTCCTCAATGTCGGTAGCGTTATACGTAGAACTCGCTGTAGCTTCAAACATTACAGGTCTACGAATATATGCTGTTGCACCTACCTTTGCACCTGAGAATACTCTTGAATCGTCAAGCTGTCTATCTATCTTTTGCCCCATTACTAGAGCATTTAGAAATTCTTTTACCGCCCATTTTGTTACTAGGCTGGTGTTTTTAAAATCATTGGCCATTTTACTTTACTCCTGTTTGGCCAGTTACCGCTTGTTAGGTAGATTGTATATCTCTTCCATATCCATATCTTCTTGAGACTTCGATATTTCCGATCCACCTGCTGTTAATGTTTCAACTGGTACTGGCGCTTTTGATGGTGTGACTGTCTTATTGTCGGCAGTTAGCCCCATGCTAATTTGCCCTATTATAACAGCAGCGTTCATAGGAGTAGCGCTAGCGATTGAATCAGCAATGTCTAAATGCTCTGCAAGGTAATGAGCTAATTGTGGCCCTTTCTCTTGTGAGTAGATAGTCTTCAATGTGTCTTCTTGAAAAGTAGGCAATTTCTTAACTGCTTCATCATATTCAGGATGATCTGCTGCATACTTAGCTGCCTTATCGAAGAAACTATTAGTAACTTCCTGACTTTTCAATTCTACTGCTTGTTGATTCGTTGCTGCTTGCTGAGTCTCTAAAGCTTTTCTAACCTCGTATTGAATGACGGCTTCCTGGTGCTTGCCATCATCATAATCAAAGTCCTCAAGTTGTGGTGCATCTGCTGGTAATACTGGCTTGCTTACCTGCGCATCCAACTTGGCTTGTAGGTCATCAGCCCTACGCTTCTCTGCATACTTATCTGCTGTTATCTTGTTGATACGCTTCTGAACTGCATCCTGTGCAGGATCACTAGGCGGGTCAACTGGAACTGGTGAGGCTTCCTCTGTAGCTTTAACCTCTGTTGTCTCTGGGGTAGCTTCGGGTGTTATTTCTGTTTCTTGCCCACCTGCTACCTGATCCATTGTCGGTTCTGCCACTACTACTTCTGCACCTGTATCTGTTGTTTCCATTACTGCCTCCATAAGAGTTAATTAGCCCTTGTTAAGTACAAGGTGAACTTTAAAACAAAAAAGGCCACCAGACAGTTTCCCGTCAAAGTGGCCTAAGTTATTCTTATAACCGTATTGCTATTTAATTGTCAAAGAACTTTAAGTCTGATATAAAACGTCTATACGACACACAGTACTAAAATTATATACATCGTATTGCCTAATAAACCTTATCCTTACTTTATTTAATTCTCCATCGAAAACACTACCACCATCATTCATTAAAGGCTCAAAGCGTCCAAATGCTACCTTGCCTCGCTTAGCGTCTTTTTTGATTGCATCTCCTAACGCAGATACTGCTGGCTCTAATATTTTAGCTATAAAGTCTTTCAATGGCAGCTTTGCTTCATCTTCTCCGTAATTAAAAGATACCATCTTACGCTCTGATGGTTTAGTACTTTTATTTAATACATATGGTGTAACCTTACCTCTTAAATCGTTATGCAATAATCTTAATGCTATTTCACCTAGTTTATCAACATCTACCTTCTTGGGAGAGCCAATAAATAATTTAGCTATTGCATCCCTTGAAACCCCCAATGGAATAACTAATGCTGCTGCCCCGACTAGCGAAGCTTTAAAAAATTCTCTTCTATGCACAACACCTCCTGTTTTTCAGGTTAGTTTTATTGATTCTTCCTTAACACAATTAACAATCTTGCCATTCTGGAAATTAATTGTAATCTTACCATAATAACTAGAATCACACAATCTTTTAATCAATTCTATTAGCTGTGCCATAATCTCCAATGTAACTCACTTACTTACTTTTTAAGAACACTACTATATTGTTAATCAAAAGTCAAGCTAATTATACGCTTTGTGCAACTAAATCTTCTTGAGCTAGGTTTATCAGCCCTTGTTGAGCAGTCCTAATAACATGTTCCGTTACTCCCAGGTTAATACCCAACTCAGCTTGCTTCTGATATGTCTCCATAAGCTTATTATAAGAGTCTATAGCCTCACTCAAGGCATTTACCTTAGTTTCAAGAGTCTCAGCATCCTTCTTATCAGTATCAGCGTTAGTATTCTCTGTCTTTGCCATTAAATTAGCGTTCTGCATAAGGATATTATCAAGCAATGCTTTCTGCTCTTCCGTAGGCTCTGGTGGCCCCTGATTCAATCCTAGTTCCTCTATCTCTTCTTGGGTAGGTGTAACTATCCCTTCATTAATCATTTGCTTTCTAATACGTTGAGTCAACTCTTCCGATTCAAGTATAGGAAGGTTCTTTGCTATTAAGTCAGTAGCCATAGCTTCAAATCTAGGAGATACACCAACCAAGTCTATAAGTTGCTGTGCCGATTCTTCCCTAAGTGTGCTAAATGCAGGGCCAGCTTCTATATAGGTTTCATACTTGCCAGCGCTTAGATCATTAACTATTACTGGCTTGCGTGTTTCCTCATCCATGACAGTTTGATTGAAGTCGTTTAGAGCTTCGGCGTTAATCTCGATATCTTCAGTGGTACCATCGAAGTTGAGTATAGTTACAACTCTTTGTTGGTCGTATATTCTAGGCATTAAATCCTCAAGGATGTCACCTGTATACTTAATAGACTTGTGAAGGTTGTCACTGAATACATAAGTTGACCTATCACCCATCTTCTGTTGAGCAATAACAGCCTTACCGCTTTGCATCTCGGGATTAAGACCAAGTGAAGGAGGTTGCAAACCTGTAGTAGCGTATATATCCATAGAGGCGCTTGCTTTCTGTTCAATCAATGATTGTTGCAATGCCGGAGCGCCACCCCTTTGAGGTATGCCAGGACTATCAGGGTCAACATTGTAAATCATAAAGGGTGAGTTGGTAGTATTGAAACTCTTTAGCTTTGATTCCTGCCCCAATGCTTGCTTGGCTGTTATCCATATAGGGTCTTTAGGTGTAAGTGCTGTTGCTTCAATAGTAGCGGATGCAGCATAGTTATATATCCTCTGTGGGTCTTTAGCTTTCCTTACTATACCCCTCACATACTCTTTGCCTTGTATGTTGTATGTACGCCCATATACAGGCACTAGAGGTATATATTTACCAGCCCACTCCATTGGCCCCTTAAGTATTTCGGCACCATTCATAATAAAGCTTTCAACTTTGCGTATCTTTGTGGTACGGGTCTTCAATACTGTAACAGGTGGAACTTGTGCGGCTAGCTCATCAAGAACATCCTTCTCTTCTTTAAGGTTTAATACCCTACCATCAGACATTAAGCCTATCTCTGCATCTATTAACTCTACTCTCCAATACTCAGCTATCCTTACCTTGTTATCCCTAAACCAACCACTACAATTACCTGTATAATAAGTAGGGTCACTAAAGTCATTTATACTAGCATCGGGAAAGTCTCTCTTGAATATCTCAATAGGGACGTCTTTAATATAGAACGCCCACAAAGCATCACGCTTATCATACTTCTCTGCACCATTATCAAAGTACAAAGAACTAGCAGCAGACTTAATAGGAGCTATAACTATTTCCTGGTCAAAGGAATCATCATCAGTAAACTTAGTTAATACACGCCACCCACCATAGCCACCCGTAATAGTCTCATCAAAGGCCGCATCATAGGTACAAACAGCATCGGATTGGTTTTCTATGCTACGACTAAGCCCCATCTTAATCTTGGCTATATCCTTAGTACCACCCGTCTGTGGTCTTACTTTAATCTGTGTTCTATTCTGGCGCTGATCTCCATTAACTTGGTCTAGTGAGCCCGACACTCTATCAAGGGTATATCTAGGCTTGTCTTTACGCTTCTCTTTAGCTGCATCATCCCATTGCCCGTCTTCACTGTGAGCAAACAAAGCATCTTCTATGGCCTGTTCCCTTTGATCTCTTTCCGCAGTAGAAACAGTTTCAAACCTTTCTAATGCTTCCTTATGTATCTTGCTTAGTTCATCTGACATTGCCATTTATAACTCCTAAAGTAAGTAAGTAGGTTTCTTACATTATAAACTAAATAAAAAGGCTTATCCTGGTATCTGTATAATCTTATTACCAGCCCAACCAGCAACCTTAGTTGCACAACTCCATATAGTTTGATATATCCATAGCTTTATTTTATTCATATTAATCCTATTACCAAGTATCATTCTTATAAGGCCAATAATAACAATTACAATGTCTTTCAGATGATACTCTTTCAATCTCTTTGGGATCTTCTTGTAGTACTTCTATTTCCTTTCCCTGTACTAAATCTAAGAATACGCTTGATAATTCTTTAGCTATATCGCCATTCTTTATTATCTTATTCATCAGGCCATTCCATTTAATTACTCCATTCTGAGTCGAAGCTTAAATCAACCGTTAACGGAATTTCAGGGTGTATCATCGCCATCATCAAACTATCTGCCCTATTAGGACTCTCTATGCCTAGCTTCTTCATCTCAGGCTTACTCATTATCTGTATAAACCCACCTGGATTATCTTTTAGCGGTATCCTACACACCTCAGAACGTAATCCGGCTAAGTCTTCTATATCACTAGACAGGCTTATCATTGTTTCAGGGTCTATATACTTCCCCTTTACTATAGCTAGATATGAGTTGTAGAATCTATCCCTTAACTCTATATAGTTCTGCGCTCTCTTATTCCTAAACGCTTCTTTGTTAGTCTTCTCTTTACGCTTATCCGAATCATGTGAGTCCTGATATATTTCATTAGGTCTATCAGGAGTCTCAGAACCTTTGAACATCACAGCTTCAATCTTCTTGCCTGATAGCTTCTCATTGACTTGACGTTTAAGAGGTGCGCCCATTCCATCACCATCCCATACAAAGTGATCTGCCCTCGCATCTATAGCCATATTAAGCGCCCAATCACACCCCTCGTTACAATCTCCATCTTCCTTATCTTGGACATCCAGGAATACAGAGCCATGCCTTAATGCGTAACCTTTAGGGTCTGGGCCGGTATCACTAGGATCATGAGCAGCGACAATAGCGCCCCTACCATCAAACCCCAACTTAACATGAGCGTCAATAGCAGCATCAAACCACTCAGGCTGTATAATAGCGTTATCAATTGTTTCAAGGTACGCACCACCCCACTTGTGAGCGTATTGAGCTGTAGATAGCTTCTCAACATCATCTAGCCTCTCTTCCTCTAATCCTGACAACTTAAACCATTCTTCAGGCATATCAGTATAGTTCATTTCAACAACCATTAACAGGTCGTCTTCATAGTAACCACACTTAGTTAATTCCTTCTCTGCTCTTGCTAACCACTTCTTCGCTACGGCTCCGACCTTAGAACCCCTATTCATCGTTATGATTATTTCAGGCATCTTGACGTTCTCGCCCGACATTTTACGTTGGGTATCTGTAGCATTGAGCCGCACCGAAGCAGTTAAAACCCTTAATGTATTATCTGATAAGTCCTCGCCCTCTTCTATCCATAAACCATCTATGCCTGATAACGTACTCTTGAGGCTTGTTATGTTCCTGACTAATCCCTTATAGAAGTTCCTGCCACCTGATATATGGGTTATACTTGTCTTTGTATCATTAAAGCCCTGCATCCCTAGGCGCTCTATCTCTTCTAATATTGTCCTATGTACTGATTCTTCTATAGAGTTCTGGTGCTCTCTAGCGCAACACCATAGCTTACCTTCTGTCATTTGAGCAGCTACATAGTCTGCTATTCCTGTTGACTTAGTAGATCCCCTGCCGCCTACTATAATCTTAATACGTTTTGGCTTAGTGAAGATAGGGTGAAGGTTCTCTACATACTCTATATTGACAATGTCACTCAAATCTTCTTATTCATCCTTATTACTGGCACACATACTCTTCATTACTGCATCATTTATTCTCTCAGTATGATAACGGTCGAACCCATCAGAAGTAGTTGATGGTCTTACACAGCGCATGTATTTCTGCACAGGGTCACTATCCCTATGTATTAAACTCGCTTGCTGCTCGATCCCTTCCTCATCACTCATGGTTTCCCTCCGAGGCCGCAGTAACCAGCCTTACTAACAGGCTGTAATGTATCAGGGTCAAGTGTCTGCACAAACCTCCATGCCATACACTCAGATACGGCACACCGCCCAGGTTGGGATGGACATATCTTTGTTTTAGCATCCTCTTCTGTATATATATTAGTCATTACTATAAACCTTTCTTAATTCAGTTATCTCTTGCTTAACTTCATCTATCTTCATTTCGACAACATAATGTTGAAGAATTACTATAGTCGTTAATGCTATTATCATAAGCTTAATATCCCTCATATCTTCCCCTCTTGAATAAGCTTCTTTATGATCTTCTTTACCACACGCTTAACAAACTTTCTAAGCCCTCTGCTGTTAAGTGGAAACCCCTGGCGTATACCTTCAGCCTCTATTAATTGATATGACTCGTTATTTATCATATTAAAATAATTTTACAAAGTTCTTATTAATAAGATTTTGAATCTCAGGTTCAACATTGCACTCATAAGCCTCATCAAAAAATCTAACCATCTTCCTGTGATTAGCCCATATTTGCTTAATTGCTACTTCTATAACCTTATCTTTCTTCTTCTTAAGCCTCTTTCTCATGATCTACCTCTTGCCCCATATCAAGTGACATACGTAGACGGTTTGCGCTAATAAATATACACTAACCCCAAATAATATTATATAACCTTCAAATGATATATCACAATCAATCATGCTTCATCTCACTTATCATCTTTATCCTTTCTGCTAACTGGTATAAAGTTTATAGTTGAGGTTGTTTGAACAGGGCCACCACCTGGGCCTGATACCTCTTGAGCTACCTTCTCTATCACACTATGATTAGCCCCTAGTAGTAATTGAGTTATCTTAGCATTAAGGTTATTAGATAGTCCACCATTAATCAATCCTTGCTTCTGTTTTAGTGTCACCTTCTTGACAGTGTCGGAAAAATCCTTCTTTTCATCATCCTTACACCAATCATATATCGTATCTCTTGCTATGTCAAGATATAAGGCCAATCCCTCAATAGTAGGAATAACATCACCCAATGTCTCGTAAACATCAAGGTAATCCATTGCCTTCTCTAATAGGGCTTTATTATATTTAGTTGGCCTACCTTTATCCATCAGTGATTATACCCTGAAGCTCTTCCCTCATCCTCTGCGCACGAGTCTTAACTGCTCCCTTGGCTCTCTTGCCTACTTTCTCACCTACACCCTTACCTACAACTACCTTCTGTCCGTGGATGCTCTCCTGTGACGTAGGATCTCCGTTCTTCTTATTATTGTTAGCCATTATCTCTCCTATGATTTCCCGTGATTATGATGAAAGCCGCTCTCGAGATTAGCTTGAAGCCTTCTCTGTGCCGCCTCTATTTTTGTATGAAACAAACCAAGATGCTTCTTTATGCCGTCAATCATAATATATGCGCACCACTTTGACCTAGGCTTATGCCAAGATACACCCGTTATGCCAGAAGTATTGCTATTTCGTTTTTTCATATTCTGACCATTTTGCTTTTTAGTGACTACCCTTAAGTTGCAAATTCTATTATCCGTCCTATCATGATTGATGTGGTCAATATAGTCTGGTGGAAATTCTCCATACACATACAGCCATATTATGCGATGCTCTCTGTACACCTTCCCGTCTAAATTTATCTGTCTATACCCTCCAGTAGCCTTACTGCCAGCTATACCACCTTTCCTGGCGCGACTTCCTCTATTAATCTTCCATGTGAGTTTTCCAGTTACAGGGTTGTAATCAAATAATTCTTTTAATCTTTCTTGATTCATCATGAAAGTACCGTCATTTTCACGTAATCAGACTTAATTAATTCACCGCTCACAATCGCTGAGCCACGCACACGCCAAAGTCCTGTCTTGTCTAAATCGTCTGGCTGAATCGTATACTCTAAATATTGATTTGCCAGGAACTGAGAATCGTCCACCACTACGTTGGAAGTACCTACAGCTACGTTGGTAGTGTATTCATCCTTCTCACCCCTCTCAGGCTGAAGAATCACTGTCAAACTTGTACCAGCACTAATATCCACACCAAGATTTACTCTTAATATAGATCCATACTCTTTTTTATTAAACGTCATATATGCCTCATTATTTTTAGATATACGGTACTTTACACTATTTAATATTATTTGTCAACTTAATTCTTTACAATCCAATATACTACCCCCTTAACCTCTCTATAACTTCATCAAAGTCGGCCCGCTTCATTATCGTCTGTTTAAGCTGTTTCAATTCCTCTATAGTCTCGGCTCCATATTTATCTTGAATAAAGAGAGTGTATTCAATTAGGTTGCCGCCTTGATATGTATTGCATTTCGGACACTGAGGATGGATATTGCGATCATCATAACTTACTAGGCTTCCCTTACTGGCATGGATAAAATGTCCAGCGTGCATCTCCTTGTATGGCTTAGTAGATCCACATGTAACACAAGAGACATAACCAGCATCATCAGCATAGGATGTTCTAATGTGTTCACTCATTAACTTCCAGGCTTTGTTTTTTAATGACTTTATGGTTGGCAACTTCTTTCTTTTCTTAGGCTTTGCAAGTTTGCTCACGCTTGTCTCCTTATGCCTTGGCTTTCATAATATAAATCATCGCTAGTTGGAAGGTTAATACCTAAATCGGATATCGCGAACCTAATTATTGCCTCTATAAAATTGGCAAACTCTTTTACATTTAACTTACTGGTTCCCTTGATTATATTAATAGTCTCTCCCATGACTACCTTGCACTCTGTACCTAATAGCTTCTGACATATCACCTCTTTACAGTCTTGGTTATCGTATCCAAGCTCGGCACCTATGATGCCCATATATTTCCAAAAGAGCTTATTTTGTGCAAGGCTCCTATTCTTCTTATAAACTTTAATCTCAACCTGCCAGGGCTTATCCATAGCTAACATGCTAATACGGTTCAAAGCTTTGTTCTTGTCATCCTGTGTTTTTATTATCATACCCCTCCTCAATCATCAATATGGCCTATACTTTTAAATATTCTATGATTACACTCATCCTGAAATCCCTCTCATGCCCGTTTATTACCTTATCTTCAGGGCATATAATATTCTTGGCTCTTACTAGCTCTCTCCATCCCGCACCTTGTTTGCACCAATTGTTACCAAGTTTCTTTACTATCTGCTCTTTAGTCATGGTAGTGACCTATAGCAGTCAAGCCCTTTATCATCCTTTCCCTGTATATATCCAGACCTTCCTTAGTGAAGTTGTCTTCAAGGTCTTTCTCCATAGCCTCAAACCTCTTAGGATAGCTTTCCTTGAGTTTTTGATAACCGCCCCTTATGTACCCCTCACTTATTCTTTCTGCTGTGTACTTAGAGTATCCTGTTAGCATTTAATCCTCCTTGATTATTTTCATGGCATGTTACTTTCACCACATTTATGACAATCACCGTAGTATTGACGCTCAGTCATAAATATCCCGCAATGATGACATCTATATGTTGGCTTTCTATATGGTTTAGGTTTTATTAGTTTTTCATCTACATCTTTTAATGCTTCATCAATTTTGACATATTGCATATCAACGGCAGGCCTAGTTTTAGCATCAATATAATCTTTAGGCCAAGGAATATCTGTTTCCCTACTCCGATGTTGTTTAAATGCTTCTTCTTGAGTGTAGATATGAGCTTTACTAACATCGGTAACATAACCAGCCCCATTTTTAGCCCAAAATAAAATATCATTTCCTACATAACATCTCTTATCTTGTAAATAAAATAATCTTCCCATCCTACCCTCCTTATTCCCATTCAAAGTTATCTTTAGGTTTCTTTTATCTGATTACATTTAGCTTCGGGGTCTTTACGGCCTCCAGCACAACAGTATTTACATTCTTCACAAAGCAAAGTAGTCTCATATTCACAATCAAATTCACCTGTCCATGCATCATAATATCCTAGACAACCAGGTTTTGCTTTATTTCTCGCATCTTCTAATGATTCAATTTCAATATCTTTTAATCCCATGAGAAATCATCCTCCTTTTTTGTTTTCTGATTAGCCCAACTCTCAGCCTGGACATACTTCTCCATCAATACACCCTTTTTCTTCATCTCAACTATCTTACCCCAATCTGTCTGCTCTACTATTCTACCCTTATCGTTAAACTCAAATTCACAACTAAGATGTTCTATACTATATTTCCTGTCAGTAGCGTTCTTTAGTTTTCTAATAGTGGCAATGCGTCTTCTAGGGTCTAATTCATTTCTATCAATATTAATATATAACTGAGATCTATTAACCGTTCCTTCTCCACCATACCCATGAGTCATACCAGCTTTCTTTTGCATGGCTACAATTGCTACACCTGTGGTTAATTTATCTGCTATATCTCTCAGGTCGCCAGGGATATCCCCGTAGTTATCGTACTTCTCGTAGTAGTCGATTATATTTATCTTCTCAGGATCTATGTAGTTATCAAATGAGCTTGTTACATCTTTCTTAGCATAGAAATCTATCTTACTATCCCATTCATCTATGTTAGCATGGAAAGCCTCAAGTTGCACATCTCTTTCAGAATTAGTCCACTCACTAGAAACATATCTTATCTTATGCTTATCCATATTCATTTCAGTAAAATTTAACAAGAAACAACTCTTACCACCATTGGAAATAGCAGCCAAAATAATTAAAGAACCTGGATAAATAACTACTTTTTCATGTAGATTTAAAGGCCACTTAATATCAAGCTGTGGAACTCTATCCTCTACCCTCTTCATTTTAGTTAGCTCAATACTTAGCTTCTTATAGCAACCATTCTTCTTTTTATTCTCCTTAATCTTTCCTTCATCACATAAAGTAGAGAGTATCCACTTCACCTCTTTGATATCCAAGCTTGTCGTAAGGTCTAAGTCTTTAGTTATTTCACTTAGCCTAAATTCTCCATGAGCTTGATATAGCCAAGTATTAACATCATCAAATATAAGCTCATGCTTATCGTTTAGGTTCCTGTCATACGCTAAATCTTCTTCAGCAAGTATTCTGTCTAAATGATTATCTTCCATTAGTCCTCCAAGAGTTCTGGAGATTCATATATATTCCCGATAATTTCAACACCAAAATCACCTTCCGATATTAAATCTACAAACGGGAAATACGTTCCATCCTTTTGAGCAGCTAGCCACATAAAAGAATTCAACTCAACTTTACCTATAAACTCCCACTCTTCTTCATCTATAGAAAAAGAGTTATTTGAGTAATATCCTGTTCCAGAGATCTTTATGATATCACCCTCACATGTGTTACAAAAATCTGTGAATTGCATGAGTTCATAATTTTCAATATATTGATTACCTGCTGACCCACCATCATAGATAACCTCACCACGAAATGTTATAGACCAAAGATCATCTTCTTCCGTTAACATAGTACCGTCATACCAAGCTCTAAACCTTTTCATTGTCTTCCCTCCATTGTTTATACTCTGTTTCAGTCATCCATACTGTCTCACCGTCTATCACTACTTCGCAATCCTTAGCCTCTATTACTTCATCCTGCCAACCTTTAGCGTTCAACCAAGAGGATGGGTAGGGTATATACTTTCCATTGTCTTTAAGCCAATCCTCGGAAGTCTTAGCCGCCTCAATAGCTATTAGCATGGTTTTTAAAAGATCGTTAGTAGGGGAAAGCTTATTCCAAGTTTTCTCAGCTTGACCCTTACTTTTCTTTTTAGGATATGCTTTGTAGAAATCTTCAAACCCTGCTGACGGTTTTTCTTTATTAGGATTAGGTTTAGTATTAGGATTTATAGTAGTGTACCTCTTCCTGTCCTCTTCCTGTCCCTTACCTGTCCTCTTCGTGTCCTTTGCTTCGTGTAAGTTATTGACTTTTAAGGTTATTAGGTGTCCACTACCTGTCCCCTTCCTGTCCGCTAAGTGTCCTCTACCTGTCCCTAACTCAGAGGTAAATTTACGCACTTTATTACGACTCCATCCCCATTGTTTAGCATAACCATTGATAGTCCAATTTCTTTTATTATCGATATCTATACTGAAGCTTACTAGTGCTTCTATGATAGTGTAAGCTCTGCCATGAGGCAACAACTTAACTATATTTTTATCTAAGCCGATCCAGTTACCATTTTTCAAAACATTGCCACCTGACGTGTTTCTTTTTCAAAGCGTTCCTTCCCTTTCTCAAAATAGTCTTTGTCAATCTCACATATCACCATATCAACACCAAAATAATGAGCAGCAATCGCACTTGAAAAGCTACCTCCATGAGTGTCAAGGATACGTTGTCCCCTCTCGGAATAATTTTCCATCAACCATCGATAAAGAGCCATTGGTTTTTGTGTTGGATGGATTTTACTGCTTGCACTCGTATTGCCCTCTAAATTACCATAATATTTATAATCGAATTGTCTAGCTACCTTATTAAAGCTTGTATAGGCTAATTCCCCATCGGCAAAGTTCGGAACAGGATTCCCTTTGTGCCAAAATATAAAGCCTTTACACCCTTGTTTCCACAAATATGGAAAATAATTTCCACCCCATACAATTTGATTTTTTGAAACTCTGCACAATTCTTCAAAATAAGCATCATCTGGAATTGAATCATCCCATGAAGCATTTTTATATTTATCTGCCTTGTATCGCTCGCCTTTTCTTGTTTTATTTGTTCGGTTGAACTCACCAAAGCCTATCCCGTATGGCGGATCTACTATTGCCAAGTCAAACGCATCATCTGGTTGTGTCTTCATATATTCCATGCAATCTATATTTAATAATTCTACCATATAGCCTCCAAGTAAAAACCCCCAAACACAAGCGGCATCTCATGTAAGGGGGTCTTTGTTTGTCTCAGATGAAACAAACTTGATTCTTATTCAGCCATGCCGGACTGTGAATTATTATTATTCCTACATACTACACGACATTAGACAATAAGGCAAGGTTTTTATGGGATTATCTTATCTTTTCCCTCAAAAATATCATCTACAGTAAATCCTCTTGCAAAGCTTCTCTTAGCATGGTATAGCTGTTTTACAAAAGTTCTAATAGGGTCACCCTTGAAGAAACTAGGCCAACCAGTGCAGCCCCAAACTACAGCATTGATACATTCTTCCGACATCTTAGGATCATCAAACACAAATCGTACACAATCATTAACCTTCATACTCCCTCCTTTAAATAACCATTAGCCCTATGCCCTATCGAAATAAGACACAGGAGTAATATTTATTTATCCTTCTCTGCCTCTTCCTCATCCTTGATTATCTTCAGCAGATCCTCCTTGTCCCTTTTAAGCGCCAGTAAATCACGAGTACTATCACCGTATTCACCACCGAAACGCTTTGCTATCTTACCTGCTGTTGTTGCTGAGTCTTCAAATACTGTTAATATGTTATCACTGATATTCATGTTGTTCTCCTTTGTTTTTTCACGCACATCTTTCCCTCCTTCGTTTAGGTATTCTTTTAAGATATCTCTATGGTCATTACCTGCTATGCAACTACCACAGCCATCTTCTAACATCACTGATGGACACTCTACACCCTCACCACAGCCATAAGTTCTGCCAGCACACCTCTTTAATGCTCCCTCTTTTCTTTCTACCGGAATGTATAGATCTTTGTATTTCTCCACATTTTCCACCTCCTTTAAATTAAAATAGCCCTATCAGACGGGATAGCGTCATCAAGGGCTAGATGTTGTCTGCCGAAGCAAACTTGTATTTTTATCAATAAACCCTATCCGATCTATTGAACTCTGTATGTAATAACTACTCTAATACACCCTCAATTAAATGTCAAGGTTTATTTTATTTACTCCATTATGGCTATTATAATTAGCTTTAAAGCCTCATATGACTATTATGTTATTCATTGTCAAGTAGTCTATTTAATTCGCGATTAGCAAACCAAATAATTTTATTTATATCCCTTAGTAAATCACTATGACTACAATTACCACTACGATAGCAAGCCTTGAATATATTACCCATTGCAAAATTCATATCCCTATATTCAATAAGGTCTTGTAAGTCAGTAGCGTTATCAGGTAATTGATATTGTGAGGGAGTAGAGCCGCCAGGGGTTTCCTTGTGCTCGGCAATCTTATCATTCATCTCCCCTATGGCTTCGGCTACATTTATACAAGGTACATAATCTTCACAAAGCCTAGTGCATGGTTCCCTTAGTGTGCAATGGAAAAACTTTTGACATTCTACTTTATGCGGATCTTTTATGCTTGTATCCTTATCAATGGCTTCTATTTTACCAACTACAAAACTTCCCCTTGTGTTCTCAGTCATAGTGCCTCCTGTTTTAGTCATGGTTGCCTCCCATTATATTCCCTTTTTAATCTACCTAAACTATAAGCTTCTACATCAAACCGTCCAGGCTTCCATATGTGAAGTATGCTCAACCCTCTCCAATATTCAGTGACTCTTCCTTTGATGTAATCCTCTTTCTCTTCAAAGAAACAACCAGCACAATAAATATCCTGTAGGTGGCTCATACCTTCTTTAAATACATGACTCATATTTTGATTATGTGTATGACTAAACACCACACTAGAGACTGTCACCATACTTGCTTTTCTAGTTATATCAACACCACCTATAGCTGCCGACTTGTTATGAGGAATATGAGTAAACCCAACCTCATCTATATAGTGATATTCCCTATAAGGAACGAACAGAATACCCCTTTTGACAAGGTTTAAATCCTTTTCTATGCTCACCATTCCCTCAAACGTAGGATCACATTCAAGATACCTAGTAAGCCTATCTTCATGGTTACCTTCCACGTATATAGTAACTGGCTTATATTGCTTCATTTTAAGTTTCTTCATATGATTATTATGTTGACGCACTCCCTCCATCATCATATCAAGAGCCTTATTACCTGCCTTCATTTCTTTTGCATATCGCCTATTCTCCATCTTAGTACGCTTGTCTTTATCCCATGCCGACAAGCATTGTA